TAAATAGCAACCTGTTAGGTCTTTTACATAGTCCAAATAAGGATATGTTGATGAATTTAGTATGTATTTGTAATGGGTTGTTCCCGAAGGGCCATCTATAGCAGGTGACTCAGCAGTTGGTAGATTTACCCTTAATTTGAATCCCATGTATATTCCTTCTGCATCAGTAGAGTCGCTCGATTTCTTTGAATTAGTGCCATTATTATCTGTACCGTATTGATGCCTAAACACATTTGGCCTAAGAGAAAGACCCATATTGACTAAAGTACCGCCGCTATAACTTCTCAAATGAGTATTATCATTAGGAGGAAATACAGTTCCGGATGATGTCATAGGGTCGGATGTTCCTCCATCGACATCAAACCTATCTAAAACAACTCCAAAAATTCCAAATTGTAAAAATGCATCAGCAGTAGCATCACCTTCACTAGCATAAGGTAGTGCATCTAAAGCCTTAAAATACAAACTAGAATGTGCCGTTTTATCTGTACTTAAAGTTGCAGTGCCAAAAGTAAGGGGCAATACTAAATTACTATAATGATGAGTTGCATCTACTCCCGAAGTAGCACTACCGTTTGTAGGAGCAGTAAAGGCTTCTGTCATTGCGTGAGTAAATGCAGGACTAGTATATATTCCTCCATGAAGAAGTCCCTTTAATGGATGTATTTCTTTATTGAATATGTTGAAATTGTCGCTATCTCCATGTCCTTTTACGGTGCTAGAATGAAGTGTTGCTTTGAATAATGCAGCACCAACGGCTATTACTGTAGAATTAGAATTAGTCAAAGCCACTTTATTTGCTCCATCGTTAGGTGCATAAAAACCAATATTTGAAGTAACTGCACTTTCTACTTCTCCTATCATGTTCCCATTTGAATCACAAAGAATGTCTCCTTGAACAACATTTCCTACATTGCCATGGTCTACATTGCCATTAGTTGATAATCCCGATGCAGTAGTAGAGGCTACAGTTAAAGCACCGCCCCCTACATTTCTTACTTCTTCTATTGTGTAAAAATCATATGTAAATGGTCGAATTATTTTCTTTTTATCGGGTAAATTTTCGGGGTCTATTTGATTAAAAGCAGAGTCAAACATTATTTCTGTCAAGCGCATCAGTCCAAATGTTTTAATTTTACTAACATCACTTACATCATAATCAATAATATTTGCACTTTGATAGTCAGTATCTAATATTTTCTTAGAAATACCTGCCCCGCCATACTTAGAATGCTTTGTAGAAAATTCATCTTCATTAGGTTCATTAAGTAAAAATAATTTAAATTGTTTCAAATCTCTATTAGAATAAAATAGACTATCTGTTCTTGTTTTAGAATATGGCATTAAGTCCGATGTTGCGAATAAAAATAACCTAGCAACCTTGGGGTCTATTTGTTCCATGAAGTCTTTAACATAATAATTGCTTTTTATTAGGCCACCCTTTGTTGGGTCAGTTGAAGTGAAAACAGTTGGCTTAGTATGACCATCTTCGTATATATTGTAGTCCCAAAATAAAGAACCACTAGCAGGAAAGGTTCCTCTTTCTTCTATAGGTAAATGAGGATGTGCTGTTTCTTTAATTCTACTAGGTATTATTTGAAGTGCAGTTGTTAAAAACCCACTAGCAGAACTAGCACTAAACTGCCCATGGCTTAGTTTATTTCCGGAGCAGTAGTATTGTATCTTACTACCGCCCCCATAATAATTAGAATCTGTTGTCAAAGCATACTCATCTAACTCTCCTGCGCTTGTTCTAGCATATACATCTTGAACAATAGTTTGTGTTTTTCTGTTAAAGTCTCCTTTTTCTATGTGATTTAATTTAAACAAAGAAGGACCAAATCGTTCTGCATAAGTAGCCATTAAACTATTAGTAAGAGCAGTTGTAGGTCTTTTGAAATTGTAATACATTGGTTTTTGATATGCTCCCGCAGTTGCCCCATACATTGAATTCAATAATGTTACATATTTTCCTCCATGCAAATGTTCTCCATTTATCAAATACAAATTGTGAGTATTTTTAGAAACATAATCGGAAAGTCCCGAACTAGCAGAAGTCAAAACTGAAACTGTTGCTGCCGAAGAATATCCAGTGTGTTTTCTATCCAAAAATAATCTAAACAAGTCAGTAGTTCCTGCTTCATATGCGGTTACTTGTAGACAATATCCTGCAAATATCGAATCAACATATATTGGATTACCCTCTACTGCTTGGGATTTTATATTAGCAGTAGATGATGGGGTAATGTCAAGATAAGGCTTTGAAGTTATTACAGGATTAGTAGATGCCCCTGTAGTAGTACCTATTGTGGTGTAAGTATTGTCATAAACATCATAATCATTATGGTCTACTCTACCCAATGTGACCGGAAAATACGGAGCAACTTCGATAGTTGTTTGACCGTCTACAGTAGATACATTTAGCACTGTAAAATCTATCAAAGTATTTACTGTATCGAATGTTTCAAAATTAGAACCACCGTCACTAAGCCTTGCTTGAAACTGTTCATCTTTTCTATTTACAGAAGATGGGTGGTGGATGTGAAAACCTACAGCATTTGAATCAACACCGCTTGAGCGAGAAGTAGTTGTGCCAATTAAAGAAGAGTCATCACTAATTTTTATTCCACTTTCAAAAAATAGTCCTTTATCTGCACTACCTGTTAGAGAAGTAGCAAAAGATGAAAGTTGGTTATCTGCCGATAACGCTTTGTTAAACATGTAGTTTTTGTTTGTTTCTCTCCAAATTTCTATTTCATTATGAGTTGTTGTGTAAGAGGCTTCTGCAAATGGGAAATGTTTCAAGGTAACTCTAGTGTTAAGGCTTACAATATCGACATTATTTACTTCTCCTAAATAAGCCACTATTCCATTAGCATATTTTACATATAACTTATCACCTGCAACGGGGGCATTATTGATTTTATTTACATCCAATGTAAATTTAGTACTATCGAATGTTAAATTAAATAATATTGTCGGAAACAATGCTACTGAAGATGCAGGAACTAATTCTCCGACTTTCTCCAAAGAATTAAAGGGGCTTGAACTAGAATAAACAATGTCTTCGGAAAACTGAGTATTTTTATTAACTACCGGAGATATCAATTTAGAATAATTATCCCTACCCGAAATAATCATCATATTTTGACCATGCTCTCTTTCTGTTTCTATCTCTTCTACTTCTCCATCAAACCTTTCTATTTCAAGAATATAGTCTCCGGAAACATATTCCAAAGCAGAAAAGGGAGTTCCAAACTTTTCTCCCAAAGCATTAGCAAAACTCAAAGTAAGTAGTTTTTGATTTGTACTAGAAGCAGTCACCGTAGCCTCAAGTCCTTCATAATTTATATCGGAAATAACAACTCTCAAGTCACTTTCTCTACCTTCTATTATTGGGAATGTCGTCAGTAGTGTAGAATTTAAACTACTAAATGCTCTCCTGTAAAGTCTATCGTCACTAGATAAAGTATATGGAGAATCCGAAAAAACCTTTGATGTTTCTAATCTACTGTCGTCAGTAAAGGTAATGTCTTGAGTATCAGCAGTAGTGTTTAGACTGTCAATTGCACTCACTCTTAAGACTCTATCTCCAACACGAACTTCTTCATTTACTGTCAATAAATTAGACAAATCATAATCACCATCAACAGAAAAAGTATATTCATTACCGGAAACATTTGCTGAAATAGTTGCCTTGAGAGGAAACCATTCAAAGAAATGTCCATTGTGAACTTGATGTCTTATTCTAAAAGAATCGAAGTCGTTTATCTTAGATGGCATGATTCTTAGAGTGTCAATCATTTTTGCCTCTGCATAACCTCCTCGACCACCAACAGATTCTTTCATTGTTGTAGATATTACAAAGGGAGCAGAGTTAGCCTTAGATGGAGAAAAAGAATAGTGGGCATATCTTGTGGGACCAAGCATAGCAGAACCACCTGTTATAGATGTAGTAGCATTTGCAGTAGGTCTTCTAGCATGTAAAAAACATTTATTGTAATCGGTAAAATCATTATTTACAGCAGTAAGGCCTTCATTAGAGGTTTGTTTTGTAGAACTAGCAGCGTTTCTAGGGTCATCCAAAACCCTCAAATTATCTACTAGTGATGCTCTTATAGAATAAGAACTGTAGTCTGTTATAGAAAAACCAAAATCTGCATCAGTGACAAAGGCAGTTTTAGTACTGAATCCATTAACGGTAGCACTAGACAATGAATTGGATTCATACTTCAAATAATACTTAGTGCTGTGGTCCAATTGGTTTTTCTTATCAAGACGGTCCTTGTAAAAATAAAAATAAGGTCTTGAACACATGTATGATTTATTTACTCGATATGTTGTAGAACCCGCAGTAACTTCTGTTGACCTAACACCCATAGATACTGCAACCAAAGAAGTTGTTGTAGTAGGGGGGCCTTTGAAAACCATAAACTTAGTATCTTTAGGTATTTGATTTCCAAGCCTAGGCTCAAATTCAAAAACATCTCCGGAAACATCATCTGTTAATGTCTGTGTTATTTTGGCAAAGTGATGTTTCAGTGCATTATCCGAATGTATCAAAACAAAATAATCATTACTTGCTAGTTCCGAATCAGTCAATGCGTTAAGTCTAATTCCTTTTGAATCATAATCACTATAACATTTTATTTTATAGCCCTCAGTATTTTCCAAATTAGTATATTCGGTTCCTGCTGAATCACTACCTTCTAGTTGTTGTATAAATGAAGGAGAGTATGTATCATCAGTAGTTATTGATGCGAACAATCTTTTTGTATCATCCAAGTTCCCTGTATCTTTAAAAATAGGATTGGTGGGACAATCAAAATTTATGTTATTGTTGGCATTTGCTAACGCAGTGGTCGTTGTAGCATTTACTGTTGAGCCTTTTCTAAGAGCATAAACCGTCATTCATCCACCTCCTCAAATCTAAAATAAAGTAGCGTATTTGCATATCTAGGAGTCAAATTGAAAATGTTAAATTTATCAGTAGCAATGTTACTAATAGCAAACTCATGCATCTCTCCCATAAATTGATTGTTAGAAGCAGCAGTATTAGCACCTGTACCACCTGTACCATTTGCACCCAAAAAGAAATCTTCTCTATCAAAAGCAAAGTCATCACTAGCCGTATGTACAGTGCTAGCAACTAAATTACCATCTAGATATATTCTCATTAACTTTGTAGTGTTATCAAATGTTACTGCAATGTGATTAAAGTTATCAACATAAGAAGGGTGCTGTAAGGTCTTAACATAAATATCAGTTGAGTTTAATGCAGTAGATTGACTAGTTTCTAAGGTTACAGTATGGGGAGCAGTAGTTCTAACTCCACCTGCTGCTATTTTTCCTATTGAAGTTGCTTTACCCCCACTTACAGTAAAAAGTTCTTGACCCGCAAAAAAATTATCTCTAGCAGTAGAAGAAAAAGTGAGGGTAGTTCCACTGTTACCACTGCTATCTGTTGTTCTTTCAAAAGAATGGGTGTATTTACCCTCTGCATCGAACACTCCCTTTGTTAATGAGTTTGTTGTATTGTTTGCCAAAGGCCAATTTATTCCACTAGAAGGAGTAATTACAACATCACTATCTAAAGTAGTCGTAGTAGAACCTAAAATCAATTTGAATCTAATTTTATATTGGGCCGGTTGGTTATGGCTATGTGTAGTGACATTTATGAGAGAAACCTGTACTTTGGTACTATGAAATATTCTCATTTCGTGCGTTAATTTATCACTGTGAGACAAATAATATTGAGATAAATAGTCATTAAATGATTGAGTCCCTACTGCTAATATCGCAGGAAATAGTTTTTTAGAGTTCTCGATTGTCTGTATAGGGACTGTAAAAAAACCACTACTATATCCATTTACATCATAAGGGGTAATAGTCGTTTCAATAGTAAAGGCATCTTTCAAAGACCACAAACCGTAAGTAATATCATCACTAGATGCAAAAGTATTGTCTGCACCTTTGGGAATATTATCGGAATAATCTATTTTTACATGTGCATTGCACATAACAGGAAAGACCAAACTTCTTTGTTTTCCAGTTAATACTCTATACATAATAACACCTCAAGAAATTGCATCAGTGATTGTAGTAGCAATTGTTCCACTAGGGAAAACTCTAGCAACTTCAAATTGCATACTAAAGGAAATATCAATTGTTTCCGAATCTATGGTAGTATCAAAACTACGAATAAATCCCTTTAATCCCTCGGAAAATTGGTTCGTAGGGAAATCGTTAGCCAATACTGCTCCTCTATTATCTCTCTCCTTTTTGTTTCCTCTAGATGAATAAGTGAAGGGTATTACTTGAGTGGTGTCACTACCTGCACCCGCATCTACACCTCTTTGTCTGCCTTGTTCATCTACTTTAGAATCATACAAAAAGACTAATTCATTTATTGCTTGATATGTTTGGAGCCCTGTGGAGTCAACACTAGAATGTATCATTTGAGCAAGTTCTATTGCAGTGTATGTTTTAGCCCCTGTAGGAGCGTCATCTTCTGCCCAACTTTTAGTTACGGTATCTTCTAGAATAAATCCTTGAAGACTAATACTTTTACTAGCCATACCTAAATCTAAAGCAGCCGTTATAGATTCACCACTTAAAGCACCGGAAAAGGGGACTTCTAAAGAAGGAATTGTTTTAGCAGTAGTAATACTAAGACTAGTGACTTTTAGAGGAATGGTATTTTCTGTCAAACTAGTAGTGCTATTATAGGCCCCTAGTTTCAAAAAAACGGCATGGTCTAAATTTGAACCTGCTAATCCTGTCATAATTATGCACCTAATCCTCTTGAAGAAGTAGTTCTGTTAATTTCTTTGTTAATCATTTGTCCCACCTTTTGAGCGATTTGTCTTAGTTCACTATCCGAAGCACCAATTCTACCTTGAATATTTACAGTGATATTGTTTCCTCCACCACCTGCCATCATTCTCTTAGATTCTTGATTTGTATGAACTCTTGAACCGTTGGGTAATCTAACTAATTCCGGACCTCTTTCTCCAACAAGAGAAAGGCCGCTTTTAGTCACCCCACCATTAGCAAATGGGTCTATTAAGTGATTTATAGCAGCATAAAACGCAGTCATAATAATAGCCGCTAGAGTTGCCGGAAGGCTAATAGCCATGGCAACTATTATGGCAACAAAAGAAACAATTGTCATAATCATAGAAATATAGTATAATCCTTTTTTCAATCGGTCCCCAATTTTATCATTCCATATATCAATTATTTTATCTCTAATTCCAAGTATTGCGCCCTTTATTGCGGTTTTAAGTAGTTCTATACCTGCATAATATATAGGAACAGCAATAGCCAAAAATAAATTCCACAATACTCCTAAAAATCCACCAATGAGCATAACATATCCTTCAATTAAATCTCCAAAAGTACCATCACCAAATACATAGTCATATATTAAAAGCAGTCCGTCTTTCATTTTAGTAAGATTGTCCCATATTTTAACAACGAAATGTTTAGCAATATTAAACATACCTATTCCAATTTCTTTTAATTTGGCTCCATCCAATCCTGCTTTTCTAAGTAATTTGATGAGAACAAATACTCCTGTTATTGCTAATCCGGCAATAATTAAATATTTCATAACAACTAATCCCATAGTCATTAAAACCTTTAATGAACTCATTGCCATTTTTCCTAACTTAGCACCTTTGGCACTTAAGAATGCATCAAACTTTTTCCTTTTATCCTGCATTTTATAGAACTTAATGGCCTTAGAACTTAATTTTTCGGCCTTTCCTTTTATTTTTGCTCCAATTCCAACTCTAGGCCTACTTGTAACTTCAGCACTAAGATTTCCTGCATCAGCAGCATCAAATAACCCTGCAAATGTGGGTTGTTCTGCCATTGAAAATATTCTTTCTATTTGTTCTTTGGATTTTCTATAAGACCCCCCAACTCCATAAAGAACTTTATTCAAAAAACCATCCTTTTTATTACCCGACATGGGTTGTAATACGAACTTATCAATACCCGATAAAAGGGTGTCAAGACGATTTTTAAAGATGAAATATCCAGAGACTCCATACATAACTTTGTGAAATATACCTGCCGCACCGCTAGTTGCTCTTAGTCTCTTTTCAATAAATTTACCTAATTTAGTTTGGGTTTCTTCTATGTCTTTACCTACTTCTTTGGTGGACTGTCCTAAATCCTCCATAACTTTAGTTGTGGCTTCGACTACAGGTTTAGTGGCTTTCATCGTTTTAATGACTTCCATTTGAATGCCTAATAAATGAGACATTTGGCGGTTGAGTTTTTCTATACCGCTACTCATACCGATACCTCCCATAGTCATTCCCCCTCTAGCCATAGTATCACTTCACCTTTTTCACTTCGTTGTTAATGGCTTCGGCTTTAAGTTCTTCTACATTTCTATGAACATATAATAAATCCATAACTAAATTTGCGGGCATTTTTAGAATCTCTAGCGGGCTTATTGATAACGCTGATGAAAGCGTATAGGTAATCAAGAGAGATGCCATAGAAGGGTCATTACTCCTTCCTTTCAAAGCATCTCTCACTCTTCGTTTTTTTCCTCATTCTCCCCTAGGGCATCCATAGGATTAGGTAGTATTTCCTTTAATTGAGAACCAATGTAAGGATTGAGTCGGATTAGTTCAAGAGTAGAAAGAGTAGGTTCTGTACGAACTACAAACTTATCTACCAAGTAACGATACATTTTATTCAAATCAATATCAAAGGTTTGCTTCTTAGAATCAATGTTCATAAGAGAAGTCATGGCCTGTTCTACTTCTAGCCATGTAGGTTCTCTAATCCAAACCTTAAGGTATTCATCACTTGTCGGTGACACTTTTAATTCGTGGCACTTCTCTTCATTTAGCGCAAATAGTACGCTCTTATCTTTTACAATATTTTTTTTCATATTTTATCCACCTTCAAAACCAACAAACAAACAAACGGTGTTGGTGGAGTATTATTCTTCTTCTACGGGTTTCTTTTTAGGGCGACCTCTTTTTTTAGGCTTACTTTTTTCTAGCATTTTTTCTGCCATTTTAGCAAGTTTTTCTTCTCTAGTCAATAGTCGCATATTATCAACCTTGTAGAATCCAGTGAGTTTTAGCAGTACATGTCCCAATGCTTCTAGCCATAATAGTTCCTTCAACCATAACAGGCCCTTTATCTTCGGGCATAGGCCAAGAGTTACTAGTCAAGAAATAATTATCGAAAGCCAAATTTATTGCTTCTCCATTATCTTTAGTAAATGCTAAGGTAATGTTGCTACCTGTAGTTTCACTAGTGTTTAGCAACTCATTATACAGTTTATCATCAGTAACTAGTGCAGTAAATGTCATTTCATATGTTCTTTGTGCAGGAATAGCATCCTTTATTTTTCTACTACCCATGCCAACAAATCTTTTATCAGTAAGAGTATTGTTCATGGTCAAAGTAAAATTAGTAATTTTTAATAGTTCTTGCCCGAACATATTGATAGTTCCATCCGAGAAAAAGAAAGGTTCTCTAAATGAATCAATAGATGAATAATTGACAAATGAAGTTTCATTCTCAACGCCTCTTCTAGCCTCATATGCCTCTCCCTTTCCAAGAGTATGTATGTTTCTGCACATAGTATTCATGTTTATTTTAAGTTCTTCGTTTTCATTAGCCGTGAGAGTAAGAGTATTTACTCGATTTCCTCTAGCAATACGAACAAAATTTAGGTCTTCATCTGCATTATTATCGGTACTTGTTCTGTAAGGGTTGCTCGATGGCAACTTAGAAAAAGACTGTTCCAAAGAAAAAGAAGGTAGATTGTCTCCGTCTTCTTCACCAAAGGTATATGTTATTGCATTGATAATTGAACCATCAGTGTGTTCAGCAGGAGCAGTAATCACTTTCATATCGCTTTCGGAATCATGTCCTCTTAAGACAGGAGGAACAATGATATTAGCAGTACCTCCCTCTGTAAGAGTTCGATAATAGAATGGTCCTTGTTGTTCGGGACTAACTTCAATAATAAATGAGTTTGTTGAAGAAGCAATATAATGCGCCGGACTACCTGCTGCATCAGCACTGTAAGTAATAGTAGAGCCATTGGATGCTAAACCTTCGTGAATATCTGTAACCTTTCCAAAGAAGTAATACAACCAAGCAGCATGATTAGCAACAACTCCAATATCAGCCGAACCTGCTGTTTCAATTCCCTTGTATTGATAGGTGTAGTTTCTGCTACCGCCAACAAATAGATTCTGTTGCTTAGTCTCTACTTCGTTATCGGGGAATGTCAATGACTCAACAATGCCCAACCAATTATCTGCGTTAAGTCTAGCAATAGAACCTGTTTTTGGTGCAGGACAGGGTGCGCCATATCTCTTAATTCTAAAGAAATCGGCAGTAGCATCTATTGTTCCTTGAACTTGATTAGAGAAAGTAATAGTGTTATGAGTGTTAGAAGTAATTCTGTGTCGAGAGGTTAGAGTAGCATTGTCATAATATTCAATAATACAACCCACATATATGTTTTCAACTAGGCGAAATCTATCTGTAAAATTAGTATCAATAGTTACTGTACTAAAACCACTTACGGTATTATCAATAGTATTACTATTTGATTCGATGTATAAATCTACTTCGGGAACAAAAGTTACCGATGTGCCACTGCCTAAAAATATGTTATTGTTTGTCATGCTAATCCCTCTCCCTTTTACTTACTTACTAGGGGACTGTTTGTGCGTATCGTTTTGCTTCTAAATTTACTTTATATCCGAATAATCGTTTGTTACGGTCATTTGCTTCACTTCTACTACCTAAAAATAATAAATTAAACTTAGTACCGTCGCTCGCTTCGTACCCCTTACGCTTGCTCTCAATTGCGTGACGAAGTATCAAGTATAAAGCCCTTAGCCTATCTTTGCCAAAATTAGCATCTGTAGAACTAACTCCAACTGCTCTTTCATCATGAATACAACGAATGTGCAAAGTAAAAGAAAATGTTTCATTTCTAACATCGTAAAGCATTGTAGGATATTCTATAGTATTGCTATCTTCAAAAACAACAATAACATCTTTTGTAGATAAATCATACCTAACACCCTTGTTTTTATCCAATGTTCTAACATCGACAAAGTTGGGTTTTGCTACATGTGAAGAAGAAATATCTCCCGAACTAACTAAAGTAGTAGCAGAAGTAGACCATTGGTTATCTAATAAATCCAAAACTAATGCTACTTCATCCATGCAGTCGCCTCCTCAATTATCATCTGTTCATAGTATTTAGCCATATCTTCTTCTATATGTTTTATCAATTCTTCTTCGGAAAAAGATACATCTATTCCTAGTATCTCCGAAACTCTTTGCATCTCTAAGTTTCTTTCAGTATGCTTTTCAATAACATCCTGTAGTTTTTTCTTAGCATTAGAAAACATATCAATCCAACATATACACTAAGTCTTTCTTTCCATCAATAAGGGCCATTCCTTCTTCTTTGAGTATGTCATACTTTTCTTTAGTAGAAATATTAGAACCTGTATCTGCGATTAGTATAGTTTGGTCATCATGTCTAATCAATTCAGCAGCAACTAATTTAGTCGTTGCTTCATGTACAGTAGAAGGTACTCTACCATCTCCTGCAACATAAGAAACAATTACAGAGTTTTTGTTATGATACGGATATTTTTTATTGAAGAAAATTCTACCGTCATCACCAATCATCCAAAAGTCTCCTAATCTCTTCATATCTTGCTTATCAGTAAATGCTACTGCTACTGTATTAGAAGTAGTTCCTGCTTTATCTGCTAATGTAATAGTACAATCCGAGCCGTCTTCTCCTGCTAATAAACTTGAGATATTTACTTTCGTTCCATCTTGTTCATCAACGCTAGCATAAAAGAAGTCGGAAATAGCAATGCTAGAATCAGCCTCGGAATTCTTAAACTTGGCAACAGTAGCACCCGTAAATTGTGAAGTCCTAGAAGGAAACTCTTCGTTGATTAGATGACATATTTCTTGAGCAGTAGTCTTTGCTCCTAGAGAATTGTTAAATGTATTATTGGCACTAGTGCCTCCTTCTCCTGTATAATAAAGAATCCAACTAGAACCGCTATTGGGCAATTGTAATGTAATACTTCTCAAGTTTTTATATCCCGAAGAGTCTAGAGTTATGCTCGCTTGGGCTGATGCTAATTCTCTATATGAATTGCCCTCCCAAACCTTTAGACTAACAACTTTACGAACTTTCATTTGTGATAATTGAACAAATCCAACATAACCACCATAATAAGAATGAATAGGATGTCTAGAAAATTCAAAATCTTTAAACTCATTTTTCCAAATAATAGGTCTATAAGAACGATTTATTTTTTCATCGACCATTCCCTCTATTCTTTTTATTACTGAGCCAACTTGAGCAGCAGAAGGGTATGTTGAAGAAGTAAATGCAGGAACTTGTAGAAGGTCGGAAACAGCATTGATGTCTGTATAGAAACCAAATCCGGTAGAATAGTTTGGACTAATAGTAGTATAGTCGCTTGGGGAGGATGCTACAGGCATTAGACATTACCCCCTATTTCCCTTATCTGTCTTTCTAATCTTCTAGTGTTATTTGCTAAAATAGTAAAGAATCTATTAACTAAAAACCTAGCCCGTTGACCTTCTTTACCAGCAGAAATATCTTTTTTTCCTCTTCCAAAGGTTAAATGTGGGGGTAGGGACATTCTTTCGGGGCCTTTCTTATCTTTTGTAGTTAGTGACACCCTGCCTTTCGGGTCATTACTTCCTTCTAAAAGAGGCTTATCTGTTAAGCCGAGTATTTTTGTTGCCACCTGTGTTTGCATTTCAATAACTTCTGTCCCTCCTAGTTTGTCTTCAAAGGCTATTTCTCTAGCCCTTTTTTTATTTGATTTTTTTAAATTTAATGTCATCACTATGTCTCTTGCAGTTAAAATATTACCCAAATCTTCTAAAAAATTATTTATGAAAAATCTTTTTTTACTCAAATCAGTGCCTTTTATTGTTGCTGTACCTCTTCGACTCAATAGGTCTGTAGGGTCTAATATTTCTTTTAGATAACTATACTCATTGTTGTTTTCATCTCTGTATGTGGCGTTTTCTTCGCCTTTAAAAATATTCTCAATAATAATTAGTTTAGTAGTATCACTAGTTTTTTGGGAAATTTCTCTAATTTGGCTAACATTTTCTTCTTGAAGTAATTCTTTACTTAAGTCCATAGTATTACATGTAATGACTAGTGCCGCATCAAATTGGTTTATTTCAATTTCGTCTACTATTCGACTGTACATTTTTCTTTCTAAGTTGTCTTCTTCGCCTTTAATATATCTTGATAATTGTTGATTAGTAGTAAAGGGTTTTCTTGTAGGAGTTCCTGTAACTGACATAACTCGACTAGTAAATTCCCCTAGTCCCGAAAGCCTAGCAACAGTATCAGCATTATCTAAATCGTTAATACTTTCTTCTATTTTTTTTATATCAAGTAGTTCTAATTTATCATTACCCTTCCCCATACTAGGCGGCTGATAATCGTCTTTGTTAATATATGGCCCTAAAAAATCTTTCAAAGGCAGTGCCTTTATTTTTTCAAACTTTGTAACAAGCAATTCTAAAAATTCATTGAAATTTTTTTGTTCCCTATCCATTTCATCTAATTTAAATGTAAAATCATCGGATAAATCACCGGAATATTGTCCAAAAATATATTCGGAAATAATCCTATCCCCGATGTTTTCAAAATTAATAGTTTCGTACTCAGCAAGTTTAATTTGAACCAATATGAATCACCTCACATTAGCCACTTGCCCCAAGCAGCAAGTTTTTGTGCTTTTTGGGCTAAATGTAATCCACTTTGAGGGGGTTCATATGTCATTTGTCCGGTTTGTTGGTCTATCCAATATGGTCTTCCATAATTGTCTTGACCTGTAGGAGGTATAGGATATCCACTATTATTATTCATAGCAAGTCCTGTTGCCCCATAAGCACCTTGTTGTATATTTTGCGTTGGTATTTGTCCTTGCATTTGTCCTTGCATTTGCCCTGTAGCCTGTGGAGAACTGAAACCTTGTGACTCTAAGTATTGTTGTTTAGCCATTTTTCTTTGGGCAATTACTTCTGTATTTATGGCAGCGTTTAGAACATTAGTCATATCGGAATTTATGTTTTCTTGAGTGATTGTGTTCAAAGAAGTTTTACAATCGCTACTAACTTTTATGTTTCCAGTTGTAGAATCTTGTACAAATTCCAAACTAGAAAGCATACGACTAACAACTCTTTCAGTCATATCCTCCATCAACTTCTCCAAAGTTGACAAAAATTGTTCTCCATGATATTGAAAAAATTCTTCAACATGGTTTTCTTGTAGAGACAAAAGATTATTCATCGACTTAAATTGTTGGTCATTTTGTGCTTGTACTGCACCTAATACTGCTGTGTTGCTTGTTCCAAATACGCCCATAATATCATTCTCCTTTTTCTATCAATGTATTCATTCTTTCACTTGCTAATCTTATTTCGGTAGAGAGCCTTACTACTTCTTCTAGTGTTGATTCTTCTCCTTTTACATTAGGTGGTGTTATTTGCCATCCCACTCCTATGAGTGAAACAACATCTGCCTTTGATAAGGTGGTAAGTGGCCCCTTAGATAAAACTTGGGGCATTCTAGGTTTAGGAATAAATGCTTTAAAATCTAAACCATGTTCATCTGCTAGTATTTGTTGTTGCAGCATTTCTAGTTGTTTATGATGTGTCGAATGTTTAGGACAATAAGTTCCTCTCATTGGTCTACCTTTAGTAACATGGCTCAAAGGAATAGGAGGTCTCATGTAATCTCCACTTTCCCAAATATGGTGTGCCCCACAAACAATACATCTATCTTTTAAATTAAATTTCCAACCATATTTAATAAAAAGAAATCTTTTCTTCTCAGCAGTTAATACCTTGGATATTTCCTTTAGTTTCTTTTTTGGTTTGATTTCTTTAAATGTATATTCATCTATTGGACCTGCTGCTCTAGCCTGTGCTAATGGTGGCAAAAAAGCCACTCCAACTGTTGAATTTGCTCCTATTAGTGTCGGTTGTTGAAACATTTTTCATTCCTCTTTATTTTTCAATTGCTGTCATCGTTTCTTTATTTATTTTAGATAAGAGCCTGTCTATTTTCCTATCCTTTTTGCCAATAATTTCTCTTATTGTTTTTGAAATTTGAGATAATACAGAACGAATAGAACCCGTTGTCATGTCGGGGCCACCTGTAGTAAAGGCAAATTTTTCATTAACTACAGCATAATTAAGATAGGAATATATCAAGAGTTCAAGGTTTGGTATTTCGTTTGCCTTTTCTTCAAAATTATCATATGGTATTTGACTGTATTTTTTTGTAGCCTCTATTACATTACTAAGTGCTTTTCTCATCTCATCCCCTATGATTTTATCATATTCTCTATGCACATCTTCATGGGCCACTACATTAGAAAACTCTTCTATTCTATCTTCATCATCGAATATTTTAGAGCGAGAAGAAAAATTATCAAGATTTACTTTTATCTTGTCAAATTCGCTATCGTAAATTGCCTTAGCATTGATTTCATCAGTGAATTCATCCACCTTAAGAATATTTTTCCACATAATCAATACTCCTTAATCATCGTCATTACGCCTCTATAGACCATTTCCGGTTGAGATTTAGCCGACACAATATATTTGAAG